CATCGCCGGCCATATTTGTGCCCATGACATGCTCGGTGCCGCGCCGACCGCGCAGGAGCCGCGACAATTGCCAATGCGTCGCGTCGATCTGCGTCGCGGTGGCAAACTGCACGATCTCCCAGCGCCCGTCCATGCCCATCGCCGCCGCGTTGCCGCCGGCGAGCACGGCATCGTCCGTGATGCTCTCGAAGGTCACTGTGCTCGAGAGAACGGTCACATCGATCACGGTCACCATGTCCCAGGTGAACGCCTGCGAGGCCGGCACGGCGATGCCCGTGACGCCCATGCTCGCCTCGCCGGTGATGGCGACTTCCTCGTTGAAGGTCGCGCCGCCGTCGGTCGACTTGTAGATCACACACCCCGACCAGGTCGTGCCGTCGTAGTTGGTGCGCCGTGCGGCGACATAGAACCCGGGATTGGAGTCGGCGTCCTGGAGGCACGGCAGATCCAACAGCACTGCGGTGGTGGGTCCGACGAAATTCAAGATCACGGGCAAGCGCTGCGGCGCCTGCGCGACGGCGAAGGAGATGTACGCGCCGCCGTCATCGCGCACGCACGAGAGCTTGCGGAGTACTCCGGAGGCGTTGGTATCCGAGACGATGCGCATGCGCTGGATCACGCCGTCGACGGGGACGCCGATGCAATCCCCGACATCGAGCGCGAGCCAGGACTGGTCGACCGCGATTTCGTACGCGCTCGAGGAGGCCCAGGCGTCCGACCACAGCACCTCGGCGCACTGCGCCGCCTGCACGTCGCCCAAGCACATCGGCACCGTGATATCGACGTCGTTGACCGAGGTCGTGGTCAAGCGGAAGGGCGAGGGTTCCATGCCATCGCCGTAGTCGCGCGAGGTCGCCACATAGTGAAAGCGCACCGAGCGCGGCAGGGTCGTGGGATCGGCGCGCGTGGTCGTGACCGACGGCGGGTTGGTGCCGGCGCCCGTGGTGTTGCTCTGCGCCGCGCCGTCAATGCCCTGGCTCGAATCGAAGGCGCCGATGTCATCCGTGGTCAGCGTCGCGACGATCGGCTTGCCGCGCGCCAGGAACTTCAAGACCGCATTCGATTCGACCGCATCGAAGAACGCCACCGAGCGCAAGGGTGTGATGATCGATGAGCCGGTGCAGATCGCCGAGATCGCATAGCCGTCGACGCTGACGCTTTCCAAGTCCGTGACATCGATCTGATTTGCCGCGAGCCCCGAGCGCTTGCAGATCGCGGCGACGATGCTGCCCACCGTGACACCGAAGCCGGCGCCCTCGCATACCACCGAGTCCAATATCCACGCGTGGGTCTGGCTCTGCGGATAGTCGACGCCGTAGGTCAGCCCGCCCGGGATCTGCCCTGCCGCCACGGCGACCGCGTAAGCGGCCTCCCACCAGACGGCGTTCGCCGCATGCGGGTCCGAGATCGGCAGGCAGGGATTTAAGGGCGAGATCGTCTCGTAGTTCGCGTGGAAGGCGTCGGGGTTCGCTTGCTGCACAAAATTGCGCAGCACGATGTAGGTGGTTGAGGAGTCGAGCACCCACGGATTCGCCTTGACGAAGTTGCCGAAAGAGTCGAGGCAATAGCCGGCGATCGGCGACGGCAGCAGGCCAAAGCACGGCGGGTTGGGCGGACCCGGATAGCGGTACTGCCACATCGCCAAATCTTGCAGATTCTCGAACCAGTAATACCCGGTATAGCGGCTGCCGTTCCGGTAGGGAAAGTCCCACGGCGGGTAAGCCGCGAAGAGCGAGTCCGGCACGCTGGTCGTGTATGTGAGGCAGCCTTGGGCGCATCCTGGGCTCCCTGGCGACCACCAACTCGACCCCGGAATTGCATAGACCGATCCTGCTGGCGGTCCGGGCTGGCTGTTGAGGATGCCTAAGCCCGGCACGCGGAAATTGTAATCAACCTGAATGATGGTCGGGTTGACCGTGACGCCGGCGACGACGTCGCCGATCGCAACGCTGCCGGCCAAAGGCACGATGGTGGAATGGATGCCGTCGGTGCGCGTCGATGGGATCGTGTAGCCGATGTACACATTTTGGTTGATGCCGTTGTAGGCATAGACCGCGGCGATGGCGGCCGCCGCGCTCGGGTAGCTCACATCGTACGGGCTTGGACCGCTGCCCGAGGGAAAGGTGAGCGGGACGAAGCTGTAGATGTTGCGCGTGTCGAACCACGGATACAGCACATCGTTCGAGTACTCGGTCTGCTCGAAGCAATCGCCGACGCCCGACTGGTAGACCTCAAATTGAAAGTTCGGATGCCGTTGCCCCTGCTGGATGGTGAGCGCGCGATTTGGGAAAACGATGTACGCCAAGCTGCGGAACGCCGGCACGTTGCCCGCGCCGTAGACCGCCTCGAGGGTGGGATCGGGCAACTGCAGTTCATCGCCCAGGTACAGGACGAACGTCTCGGCATAGAGCGCGCTCGCCTGCAGCCGGTTCGCATACTGCTGATCGGTTTCCGCAACCGATTCCAAATCCGAGCTCGCCGACTGCTGCGGCCGGATGTCGTAGACGATGGTGCCGTTCTCCCAGACGCGCGTGAGGCCGCCGATCGCCGTCGCTTCGTCCGGCGCATCATCGTCGACGCGCTCCGCGAGCAGCACCGCGATGGTCTGGTTGTAGTTGTAAACCTTCTGCTGCGGTCCGCCTTTACTGCTCGATTCGCTCGAACTCTCAATGAGCGGCCCTAAGGCCATCACCGTGCCCGCGACGCTCGCGGTGCCAAACACGATCGACACCGGATTGCCGACGCTCGAGGTCGTGGTGCGGTTGTCCGCGATGCGCGGCCCTGCTGGCAGCTGCGTCGGAAAGAGCGCGGAGCCGGCGAGCGAGCCCAGCACGAACCCCAGCTGCGGATAACCAAAATACGCACCGACGACGGTGCCGACGACGATGAGTGCCGCTTGGCCGAGGTTAGACACTTACAGTGTCTCCTTGCGGCAGATACCCAACTTCCGGCAGTGCCCAAATGCTATGCGTGCGCCGCAGCCACGGCTCGCCGTAGCGGTGCTCGACCACCTTGCGTTCGCCCTCCGTGCAATGGATCAGATTCGAGCCTGTGAAGATCGCGGCGTGCGAGGGATCTTGAGTTTGCGGCCAGCGGATCAGCACGAGCGCGGCCACCTGCAGGGGGATCTCGCGCGACACGGCCTGTAGCGTCGCGAGGACCTGGGCGCCCGGCGCCCGCGCATAGTTGATCGGCAAAAATTGCAGCGCGACGGTCGAGCCGAGCTCGGCCATGAAGCCGGCGACGAAGCCCAAGCAATCGCAGCCCATCCGCGTGCGGCCCTGATGCAGGAACTTGACCCCGCGCCAGTCGCGCGCCTGGGCGATGACGTCGGCTGGCGTGATCACCGGCATTGGACAACCATCACGGACACGGCGAGGCAGACGCCAATGAACAGACAGGTGAACAGCACGACGCGCATCATCATCACTGCAACTCCTGCGCGGTGGTGGGACCGGCGGCAATCGCCAGCAATCCCGGAATGAAGAGGCCTGGCGCACGCATGTTGTTGATGTTGTGGTAGACGTCGCGGCACATCTGCTGCGTACGGTTGCACCCTGGGGCGAGCGTGAAGGCATCGCCCGGCGCCATGTCCTCGGGGAAGTCCTCCCAGAATTTGATCACACCGCCGTTGGTGTTCGGGTCGACTTTGACCTCGCGGAAAAATCCCGCGTTCGCGCCGCTCGTGAAGGTGAGCGTGCCGCCGGTGAACGGGTAGCGCGGCGATGACTCGACGAGCGACACCGAAAATTGCTGCCGATTCGTTTCAAGTACTACATGCCCGGTGATCGTGATGGCGGCGACATTGAAGCGGCAGCGGTTGTCGCCGAACTTCACCACGTTGCAGGTATCGGAGCAGCTGCGGATGATGTTCTGCGCGAGCAGCTGCGTGAGGCCGCGCACTTCGGTGGTGTACTTGCCGTCCGAGGTACGGCTGATCGCGCCCAGGTACCCGGTCTTGACCACGAACGTGCCGTAGCTCGGGTTCTTCCAGCTGCAGATGAGCACCGAGACCGGCGCCATATCGAGCAGGCCCGCTTCGATTTCATCGACGGTAACATCGGTGATCGCGGTGTAGGGCGCCTGCGGCACCGCGCCCGTGACTTCCAAATTGTCGACGGAGAGATCCGAAGTCGAGGCGATATCGCCGGCGGTCACATTCGCGATCGCGTAGTAGTGCCCGGTGTACGGGTCGGGCGAGGCCGACGGCGGGATCACGATGTCCTGGTCGTGCTCGGTGCCGCGGATGACTTTGCCGTTCGCCATCTCGATCGTCCACAGAAACGCGATGTTGGTCTGGGTGGACTGCAGCTCGGCGAGCAGCAGGGGCGGAATCGTTTTCATTGGCCGGGGAAAAAAAACAACGGGGCGACTTTCAGCCCGACGACGAGAATGATGATCAAGACAATCAGCACGATCGCGACCTCACTGCGCTTCACGCAAGCGGCACCCGAAGCTCGGCCAGCTGCACCACCACATTCATCGCGTTAAAGTTCGAGATCGCCGGATTGAACTGCGCATCGAAGCGCACCCACACATCGAACTGGCCGCCCCAGGCGGTGGGCACCCCGACGAAGCTGCCGCCGATGGTCACGAGGCCGGTGGACTCATCCAAGGTCCAGGCGCTCTGCGTCACGCCGAACTGGTTCGCAATCATGATGGTCGAGCCGCAGGGCCGCGTGATCTCGCGCTGCTGCGTGGTGCGCCCAGACTTCGTGGTGTACTGCTTGACCAGCCGATAGCTCGTCGGCGAATCGCCGGAGAGCACGAGCGGCTGATCGGTCGCCTTCGGCGTGAAGCTCAAATGGCATGACTGATAGTCCACCCAATCTTTGAAGCGAAACGCGGTGGAGAGGCCGCCCATGGCGTGCCAGAAATCTAAAATGTCCTCGATGTCCTCCTGCGGCTGATCGCCTGACGGCACGCCCGTGTACTTCGAGAGCGGCCGCGACCAGATGCGCTGGCGACGTTCGTAGCCGCCCTCGCGCGAGGTGATTTTGACGAGGTAGTTCGGTTCAGCAACAAAGCCGAAGGTCGGACACATCGGAAACCGCTCAGCCAGATCCGCGATGATGGTGCTCATGTGTTATTGCGCCGGTTCGCTTGGCCCAGGGCTCGCGCTGCCGCGGCTGCGGTCTGCATCTGCGACTGTCTCGAGATCACGCCGCCCGGCGCCTGCACGGTGAAATAATTGTGGACCGCGACCTGATCGCCCATCGATCGACTCTGCGGAATGATCGTCATGTCCTTGGCTCCGGAGTAGGCGAGCTCGGGTCCTTGCTCGCCGACGATGCCGAACTTGCCCGTCGGGATCGTGCCGCCGCCAGCGAAGAAGGCATCGGCCGGCACGCCGCCGGCGCCGGCCGCGAACGCCGGCGCCGCCGCGGTGGTCGCCGTGCCGCCGCCGCTGCCCTTGGCGAGGCCCGAGAGCAACCCCGCGAGCCCGCCAAATAGACCGCCGCTCGAGCCGCCTGATGGCGCCGCGAACAGCTGCTGCGTGTACTGCTTCGCGATCATGTCGGCGAATTGCTTGTCGATGTCTTTCAGGAAACTCAAAAGCGCCTGCTTGAACGAGGTGGCGCCCTGGATCAGCTTCGAGAAATTATCGGCGAACGATGACTCGAGGCCGGTGCGCACGGAGTTCTCGAGCGCGGTGGTCGAGGCCTTCAGGTTGTCGAGCGACACCCCGAATTTCTTGACGCCGTCGACGAGCGCCGGATCGTTCGCCGCCGCGGCGATGTTTTGCTCCGAGACATAGATCGCGTTTAGCTTCGTGAGTGCATCGGTGCGCGCGGATGACTCCTGCGCCTGCGCGGTCAGATCCGAGATTTGGCCTTGCGTGCGCGCCAGGTTGATTTTCGATTCGGTCGCTGCGAGCGTGGAATTGATCTGCGCCGCCTGCAGGTTCAGTTCGTTGATCTTCGCGATGTTGATGATGTGCTGGCGCTCGGTGTCGAGCTTGGCGAGTCCAGCGGAGTTGCCCGTATCCTCGAGGTCGGTCTTCAGCGCTTTGTTCTGCAGGTCATAGGCATGCGCGGCCGCATCCACCAAATGCCCGGAGAGTTTCTGCGCCTGATCATCGAGCGCCTGGAGTGCGTTGACGTTCTTCGCCTCGATCTGCACCTTGGTCAATGCCAAAATTGTGTCGCGAAACCCTTCGCCAGCGACGCCAGCGCGCTTCAATGCCTCTCCGATCGCGCCCTGGGATAGCTTGTAGGATTCGGCGGCGAGCGTACCCTGGCCGAGCGTGACGATCTGCTCGGCGATCTTCGCCGTGTAATCCTCGATCGTCTTGTCGTCTTTTTTGGTTTGCAGCGCCTCCGCATTTTGGATCGCTTGGGCGGCGAACTTCTTGCCCTCGGCGGTCGCGAGTTTCATGTCCTCCGCGAGCGCCCCGACAGTCAGCTTGTAGCGCACCGCCGCCGCGCCGCCTAAACCGAAAGCGTCGACCTGTTCCTTGAGGCTGTCCGATAATTTTTTCAGCGCCTGGTCGGCCGCGTTCGATTTGACCGCCGCCTCGAGATTGCCGGTTGGCGGCTTGGCCGCCGCCGCGGCGCCCTCGGCGCCCTTGCGCGCCGCATCGATCTGAGCCTGCGCGCCGTCGCCCCAAATCTTTTTCTGGATCTCGACGTACTTCGCCTGCGTGGCCGCGTTCTCTTGATCGAAATCTGCGATGATCGATTTGGCGGCGGCGAAGTTGCCGGAGATGGCTTGCGCAGCGGCCGCCGCGTAGGCGCCCACGCCCTTGAACGCGACGATGATCGTCTCGACCTCGCGCCCCACCTCGGCAAAGATCGAGGCGACACCGCGAAACACGAGCGCGAAGCCCTCGCCGGCGAGGCGGAAGAGATCCGAATTGTTGGCGGCGCCTTTGAACGCGGTCGCGACGTCATCGAGCGCCGGCGTGAGCGCGGTGACGATTGCGACGGAGAGTTGGCCCTTGGTGGTCGCTGCCAGCTGCGCGAATTTCTCCTCGGCGTCTTTCGCGGCCTGGGCGGCCGGCCCCGAGAGCACGGCGCCCGCATCGATCGCCGCCTGCTGCTGCGCCTTCAAGGCGGCCGAGCCCTGATCCAACGTCGGGATCATCAGCTGACCCTGCTTGCCGTAGAGCGCGACGGCGATCGCCACCTTGTTCGCCCCGTCGGCAGTCTTCGAAAAGGAATCGGCGACTTCATCGTTGAGCGTGGCGGCATCCTTGATATTGCCGCTCGCATCGCGCACGTTGATGCCTAGGATCTTGAAGGCGAGCGCCTGCTTGCTGTTGACGTTGCCGGCCGCCGTGGAGGCGGCGACATCGAGTTTCTTGAATGCTTGGGCCAGGCTATCGGCATCGACGCCGCTGCCCGCCATCGCAATCTGCAGCGATCCCAATTCCTCCACCGAGACGCCGGTGATCTGCGAGAATTTTTCGAGTTGCGCGGCGCTCTCGACCGCGCCGGCGGCGAACTCCACGAGCTTATCGACGGTGAAAGCGCCGG